ACTGTGTATGACTGTACAGTAGATAACGGGACCGGTCAGAAAGATGTGCTGAACAGGATTGTGGCAAAATGCAACGCTCATGTGGTGGATCTGGATGTGAGCATTCATTTCAATGCCGGAGCAAAAGACGAAAAGGGGAACGGGAAGACCACGGGCGTGGAAGTGTTGATTTATCGTGCATCGGATATCACCAGAGCGATCGGAAAACGGGTTGCAGATGCAGTCGCGGCGCTTGGGTATCGTCTTCGTTCTGACCAGACCTCTCCGGAACCGGGGGTGAAAGTGAATCCAAAACTGGCTGTGCTGAAAAACACAAAAGCCCCGGCCATGCTGATTGAGTGCTGCTTTGTCGATGACCGGGACGATGTGCAGATGTACGACTGCCGAAGCATGGCCGCAATTGTCTATGGTATTACCGGTCAGCGTGTGCAGGTGCCTGCGGAGACTGATAAAGCGGAGGAAGGTGAAGAAACTCCCACGGGGGACAGGAGTGCCCTGTATCGCGTGCAGGTGGGTGCGTATGGCGTGAAATCCAATGCGGAAGCCATGAAGAAAAAGCTGCAGAAGGCCGGCTTTGACGCCCTGATCGTGCAAGCCTAAATATAATGGAGGGTCTCATGGGTTTTTCTATGGGATCCTCGTCTCTCCATGAAATCCATGAAATTTTGAAAAATCTGCTTGC